CGATCTGAAGCAAAACGAAACCTAATGCTAAAAGAAGCGTACCTAGTGGGAACAGCAATCCTACTCCTTTACATATGGATGTGGTTTCTGTTCGTCAAGAGATAGGAGAGGAAATCATGGGGTGGGTTGCTTGTTGCATACTTATCGCACTATTGCTTCCTATGGGTGGAATGCTGTACTTGGACATCTTGGAAGCAAAGAATGAGACAAAGCGTGTTTTGCAGAAGTTAGAGAAGATTGAACAACGCATTGAAAGGAAACAGCGTGACAAAGACCGTAAAGAGCCTGATGCTATTGGCGACAATCCTGTTTTTGACAGGGTGCGAAGACCGTTTTCGTTATCCTTGCCAAGACCCACTGAATTGGGCAAAAGATGAATGTAAGCCACCGATTTGTACCGCTACAGGTACTTGTCCTGAAATGTTAGTCAAACCAGAGGAGAAAAAGTAATGGCAACCATTGGATACAAGCAAAACAACCGTTTGACCGCAGACGAGATTGAGGTCAGGGTATGGGCATTCGTTATCGTAGTCTTGGTGACAATTCTGTTGGCTTCTATGGGTATGTTCCTGTACTCAGTCTCCTTTGTCACTCAGCCCATGAATGGTGCTATGGCGGCAATTGACAAGGTTTACACGCAACAGATCAGCACCATCATGGTATTTATCACTGGTGTCTTGGGTGGTGTAGCAGGTCGTTCTGGTGTAAAGGCTATTGCCAATGCCAGTGCTAAGGCTGAAGCCACTGACAACGATGAGCCACCTACGCCATGAGTATCTTTAACCCTTGGGTAATCTTGGGGTTTGTCTTGTCTGTAACCATTTCTTTTGGGAGTGGTTACTTCAAGGGCAAGCATGATGAGAATGTCTCTCAACAACTAGAGATTGCTCGTTTAAATGCGGTTGCAAGGACAAAAGAGGCTGCTTTGGCAACAGCAGTGACATCAACAGCTACGGCACTAAGGACATCAAATGAGAAAGCAAGACAGATTTCAAAAGAGCGTGATTTGGCTATTGCCTCTGGCGCTCTCAAGTTGCGGCTTCCTGTCAAAACCAACTGCCCCATATCAACCTCCTCAGATACCGCCTCTTCCACAGGAAATAGCAGTCAAGAGGGAGGCGAACTTGACGCAACGACTGCTCAAACTCTTATCGCCATCACAGACGATGGAGACGAAGCAATCAGACAACTCACCGCCTGTCAACAAGCCTACGAATCCATCTACGAAACCTTAAAGGAGAAAAAATGAACCTGTCAGCAAACTTCACCCTGAAAGAACTCATAAAGTCAGATACTGCCACCCGATTGGGTCTGGACAATACCCCTGATGACGAGGCTTTGGAGAACTTGAAAACCCTTTGCGAGAAGGTTCTTCAGCCTGTTCGTGAACACTTTGACAAGTCTGTTAGCGTGAACTCTGCCTATCGCAGTCCTGAGTCCAATGCTGCCGTTGGTGGCTCTAAGACTTCTGACCACTGCAAGGGTATGGCGGCAGACATCGAGATTGTTGGTGTTGCCAATGCTGATCTGGCTCAGTGGATTATGGATAACCTTGAGTACACACAATTGATTCTGGAGTTCTACACCCCAGGCATTCCTGACAGTGGTTGGGTTCATGTGTCTTACGACCCAAATAACCTGAAGAAACAGGAATTGACTGCCACCAAGGTGGCGGGTAAGACAACTTATTTGAATGGACTTGTAGCGTGATTGTTGTTATTCTTCTGTTTTACTTTAACTTTCACTCGGTTGTCATTGATTTTGTTTAAGTTACGGCAAACTCATTGAGGACTAATATGCCGCCACCAGAAACCACCGATAAAGAGTTCATTGAAATTTGGGATAAGTTGAAGTCAGCAAAGAAAGTTTCGGAAGAACTTGAAGTGGATATACGCAACGTATATCGCAGAAAAAAGCGGATTGAGGAGAGGAAAGGCGTTTCCCTTGAAACCACAAGACAAGGGCCATTGCTAAAGACTCCCGACAACCCTGCTCGAAAGATGTTGGGAATTGAGAATGGCACAGTTATTGTCTTCAGTGATGCCCATTTCTGGCCAGGCATTCACACAACGGCGTTCAAGGGTCTTATTTGGGCAATCAAGGAGTTTCAACCCAAGGCCATCATTGCCAATGGTGACGTATTTGATGGAGCTTCTATCAGCCGTTATCCACGCATTGGATGGGATTCCACTCCATCAGTCATCCAAGAACTGAAAGCCTGTGAAATTGCCCTTGGAGAGATCGAGGACACTGCCAAGAAAGCCAGAAGCAACACTCAGTTGATTTGGACCTTGGGCAACCATGATGCTCGTTTTGAGAACCGCCTTGCTGCCAATGCACCTCAATATGAGTTTGTCAAAGGTTTTAGCCTAAAAGACCATTTTCCTACTTGGCATCCATGCTGGTCATGCTGGCCTACCGAGCAGGTGGCTGTAAAGCACCGTTGGAAGGGTGGAATTCATGCTACCCACAACAACACCGTCCAAAGCGGGGTCTCGTGTATCACTGGGCATTTGCACAGCCTCAAAGTGACACCTTTCGCCGACTACAACGGAAACAGATTTGGCGTAGATACAGGCACTTTGGCAGAGCCAAATGGCCCACAGTTTGAAAATTATCTGGAAGACAGTCCAACCAACTGGCGTTCTGGGTTTGCCATCCTTACGTTCCACAATGGTCGGCTTTTATGGCCTGAACTTGTTCACAAGTGGTCTGAAAACCAGATTGAGTTCAGAGGAAAAATCTACGACGTATAAAAAAAGGGAGTCCGTAGACCCCCTTGTAAGACAACTGCATGGAAATTATGCCACACGCTTCCAGATCAAACCATCTTCGTCTTCTACGATCTCTCCGATTTCGTATTCTTCGTATTCTTCGTCTTCATCGGTTTCGTCTTCGTACTCAACGTCTGAATCGTCTTCATCGTTGACTTCATCTTCTTCATCACACTGAGCATCAATGAACTCATCGCTCAGTTGGTAGTCAGCAGCCCAACCAAAATCTCGTTGAAATTCGACAAACTCTTGAATGATTTGAGCTTTCTCAAAATCCATAGTTTCAATAATTATTTTTTCGCCTTCAACCCAATCCCAATCGCCGATGTCAATCTCAATCTTGTACATATGTTTCCCCTTGTTATGGCACTATTGCCAAGGAAATCTTAGAGAAACTTCGTGACAAATCAAGTCATTCATCCAAAAATAACATGAAGCAAATTACAGCAATTAGTGTTACCAAGCCACCAATTGCCATAATAAGTAAAATATTAAGTACGTTACTTAACACCTTTTGCTTCCCATTCACGTTCGTTGCGTCCAGACTTAGATTTGACTGTGCGTCCTGTCAGACAAATCAATTCCATATTGTGCAATTCGTTTAAGCGCCTTGCAACCTGATTTGAGTCTAAGCCGCTATGTTGGGCTATTCCATCCTTGCCAAGCGCACCATGAGCCTTTAAACAGTCCACAATGATTCTGAAGTGCTTTGAGGCCAAGTCTTTAGCTGAATCTGCTGCTTCAAAGCTGGTAATTGGGTCTGAAGCTCTTGCCCGACCAAAGATAGGCAAGTCAAAGAACTTCTTAACGCCACCGCCAAAATGTATATCGTCTAATTTACTCATCATTCACTCCTGTTAAGTTAGCGGGTACTCACTTACGCTTTCCCCATTTAGTCACATCAAAAAGGGATTCTGTCATCCAAGTCGTCAAAGTCAGCTTTAGGCTTGGCCTTAGCTGGTGCTTGGTCTTGTTCTTCTTTAGGACTGAGAGCCAGACCCATGAACTTGCCGTTCTTGCCTTCTTTAATCCATGCCGACAGCCAGTATTCCTGACCATTCACACGCACATTTCCTTTGTAATCAGGATGGTTGCTTGTTTCTTTCTTATCATTCTTGAACAAGACACCTGAGTTGTCACGCTGTTCCATATTTACACCTTGATTTCATTGAGTTTTTTAACTTTGTCATCCACTTCTGCAAGAAACTGGATAACCTCTTTTTCGAGTTCTGCAATGTACAAGTCATTGCGCTCGATTCTTTTGATGAACAACTGAAGATGGCTAGGCATTCGTGGGTCAAAACTCACAAAATCACACCAACTTCTGTCTGCACATCGCATCTGCCACTGCATCTGGTCATAGTATTTCTTGGCTGGTTCTTCACCCAAAACAGTGTCTATGTGTGTTGCAGTGTTGGGACACTTGATCTCTAGGCATCCATCATCACCCACCAAGCCATCAGGAGAGGCGGCAGACATAGGAATACTAGGATGGTCAATAGCACCTACCTGATCGACCATATTGCCTGTTTTAGCCTCGTATGCGGCACGAGCAAATGGCTCATTCTCGATGCCATGCTCCATCGCAGCATTTGAGTAGGATTCAGCAACAGTCTGAGTCATGCGTTCTACGACCAACTGAGCCATGTAGTTAGCTCTACTGGTGCTGTACCCTGTCTTTGTCTTGGCAACAATGTCAGAGATACGAGAAGCAGTAGCCTTGCCACAACGCTGTGCAAACCATTCGGGCGAGCCTTGTTCAACTTCACTCATTTCAATGCTCCTTTACGCTTTTCCTTGGCATCAATCACTTTCTTTTGCCAGCCCTTATCAGAGCCGCAAGCAGAGTAAGCAGCAGTGTAGACATTCTTCAGTTCTTCCATGTTGGATGCAGCATCAATAGCCGCTAAGTGGTCAATCATTGCGTTTACATCAATGTCTGAACCTGAGTCACCTTCAGGCAAGTCTTCTCCAGCATACAAATATAGGGCGAGTCCATGCAAAGACAAAGCCTTAGTCATGCACCGCATGATGGCGGTGTTGACAGCAAATGCGTCAGGGTTGAGGATTGCTTTGTTTCGGAAGTCCATCACTGGCAGTTGGCAAGTCATTGGTTTGCCAAACATAGTGACTGTGACGAACACCATTGCAGTGCCGTTTACGTCCATGAAACACTTGTCACCAAACATCTCTACTTTGTAGACAGCTTCTGGGTCTGCCTTTAGTGCTTCTGCCCATGCCCACGCCCACGAAAGGTAGGTAAGGTTGGCCTTCTTCTCTGTATGCTCATTGACGTTCTTGTTGAGCAGCATTAACACCTGTTCTTGATTCATCTTCACTCCTGTTTGGTAATGTCATTTACGATTTGTTGTGCTTCTTTGTTTACTGCCCACATTCCTAGAAGCGTTAGGTCGCTGTGGATTGCCATAAGTGGCTGAACAAATCCTTCGTAGTCATTATTCAAACACTTATTCGACAACTTCTTTGTATTCTGCTCAATCCGCATGAGGATGGTTGAGTAGTCAAACATTTGTTTCTCCTTGATCTGTCTTTTTCTGTTCAATGATGGTTTTGCAGATAGAGAATTGGGTATCAAAATCAAAGTCTCGCAATTTGAAGAACTCGCCAGAACACTCGCAGAGCTTTGAAAGGGTCGCTTTAGGCTTTGTACAAAATTGGCAAAAATATTCATCTTGGTTGTTCTCCAGAAAATTAGCTATTGAATTTTTTGTTTTCATAATTCACTCATCAAACATTTGTTGAAATTGGGCATCCATTTTAGCCTTGCGCTCGTTCTCAGCTTCAATACGCTGCTTCTCAACAGCAAGCCGTGATGCTTCACGCAAGACCCACAGATTTCGTAACTCCCGCAGCTCCTCATCGTCATCAATCCAAGGTGTTTTGCACATACCATGAATTGACACCTCTGCCAAACGATCAATTTTGGTGTTTAGACGCCGTTTAAGAAGCTCTAATGCCTCGTTCCAATCACCTTGCTTGATTGCCAATGGAATGGCAACAGAACCCTGTATAGAGTCCATAATGTCTTCATCGGTCAGCTCTTGTAAAGCCGCCCACTTTGCTCTCTGGATAACTTCATTCATTTTTCACTCCTGTTAAAAACTATCAATGCGTGTATTCTGTCAGACATTATCGTAATTGACCATAGGGATTTCCCTAGTGCAGTTGTGTATTTCAGACAGTCGTTTGTTAGTGAACACTTTCCCGCATTTCAAGCACAGCCATGCAATTCCTTCAGAAACAGTAGTTTTTTTGTTGCCGTGGAGTCCATTTGACCGACCATAAAAAGTGCGGATTTGTTGAATCATTTGTAGACCGCCACTATTTCACCGCCAAATTGTTTTTGTATATCTATGGCATCACGTTCAATCCAAAAGAACTTAGGCTCATGCTTATCCTTTGTCCAGACGTATCCGTATGGCTTCATTTCAATCCCCGAATGTAAATTGCCAAACTATGCAATGTGTCTTGCCCAAACCCTTCCATTTTCAGGATGGCTTGAGCTACTTCCTCAATAACTTGGTCACGATATGGATTGAGTTTCAAAGTGGATTCCACTGCACGTTTGCGCCACAGGCTTTGACGTTCCATTTCGTTGAATGCTTCATCTTCCGCAGAGTCGATCATGGTTTTTCCTTTGATGTTTCTTGATGCGTTTACACGCTTTAAGCATAGCCCTTGTCTTGCCCTTAACTTGCAGTTCTTGTGCCGTTAATGGGGTCTTACGAGGCTCTAGATGGGCATTGATTGATGTGGCAAGAACCACCAGCACCAACACCCTGATAAACGCTTGTGCGTAGCTCATAGTGACTTAGCGTATCTGCAAGCAATGCGCTCACACTCGTCTTCTTCTGCGCCAGACAGTTCGTTGCGAACGTCTTTACCAGTCTCGTCGTGAGCTTCCCACTCAAAGTCAAGGTAGTTTGTGGCTACGTCATAGTCGTACCAAGTCAGAACAACAGTGACATCTTTCTCTAGTTCTTCGCTGTAAAAGTCTTCAATGATTTCCATGTTGACACCTCTCAAGTTGTTGGAATCTGTATTGTCAGACAGAATGATTGTGATGGTATAGGGACTTTCCCTTATTGTCAAACTGTATGACGCTATACAATCCTAGCACTATGCCAAGACCACCCTCAGAAATCACAGGCTCAAGCATTCAAATTGCTGTGCGAGTCACTAAAAGCCTCAGAGATGAGTTTAAAACCCTTGGAGGAGCTAACTGGTTGCGAAAACTATTAGCCCAATCCATTCAATCAAGGAAAAACAATGAAACTGACACTGCCCCAACTGCAAACCCTCAAACGTCTGACAAACGGCCCTAGAAGCTCTATTTCGTTTACCACGACAGAGACTTATTCGCCTGGTTCATATCACTCTCCAACCCATCTGAAAAACCTTGAGATGAATGGCTTGGTGGTGGAGATTGACGATTTGTGGCACATGACAAATGCTGGACGCATGGCATTGATGGAGAAGCCGCAACACATTCCAAGAATCAGCAACGGCACTACGTCTGAGCTGTATGTCGAGGGCAACTGGAAGGACAAGATTACCCGCAGAGGTGCTCTGGACTTCTTGAAGTGTCCTAGTTTGCACACAGCAACACCAACTTGTTGATATAATGGTTTGAAACACGGATAGGTGGGGAGTAGCTACCCCGCCGAAAAGCGAGCCTCCCCGCCTGCCGATTGTTTCTTTGTCAGTGGAGGACAGCGAAGGAAAACTATGCACTACTATCAGCACCACATCGGTGACTTTATCAAGGCCACCTCACGTTTGTCAGACAGTCAAACAATGGCCTATTTGCGGCTTTTGTGGATGTACTACGACAGCGAAAAACCACTTAAACCCGACATCAAGATTCTTGCTTTTCAAATAGGAGCCTCACAAGAAGATACAGAATTGTTGTTAAACAGCTATTTTGTACTTTGTGAAAATGGGTGGCATCAAAAAAGATGCGACAAAGAAATAGAAGAATATAGAGAACTTTTGAATAAAAAATCTAACGCTGGCAAAGCATCTGCTGAACAGCGCAAGAACAGGCGTTCAACGGATGTTGAACAGGTGTTGAACAGCCGTGATGCAGATGTGCAACTAACCATTAACCAAGAACCAATAACCAATAACCATAAACCAATTAAAGATAAAGAAGCTATCGCTTCTTTGTCGGGAAGTACCTTCCCTCCATGTCCCCATCAAGAACTTTTGAAGTTGTGGGCAAAGCATCTGCCACATTTGACGCAACCAAGGTCATGGGAAGGCCAAAGGCAAACCTCGATGAGGCAGAGGTGGGTGCAAGCTGGAAAGCCATCGTCATATTCTAATGATGGTTACAACACTGTGGACAAAGGGATTGAGTGGTGGGACAGTTTTTTCCGCTACATCGCACACGAAACCAAGTTGTCAACAGGGTTTGTCATGAACGACCGCACATGGTTGCCAGACCTTGAATGGGTCGTGAATGCTGCCAATTTTCAAAAAATCATTGATGGAAAGTACAACAAATGAGCTTCATTAAGTCTGACATTAAACATGAATCAACTCCAACTTGTGCGCCCAAGCCTTGCACAATTTGCCACCAAGCTACAAACCACGAGGATTTGATAAAATACGGCTCAAGGTGTTTTCCTTGCTTTGCCGAATACTGTAAACAGAGAATTTCCAACATCCAGCGTGAGGACAAGTATCGTGGCGACCCAAGAGGTTGGGCAAGGAGAATTATCGACCGCCACACTGATGGCGAGCCAATCAGACCTGTGACGTTGCGTTTCGCTCAAGAGGCTTTAGGATTGGAAAAGGTATGACTAGGCTAGAAGCAAACCAACTGCTGGATGAACACAAGCATGGAATTCGACCCCATACCCTGCTCGCAGTCACAAAAGCCTTGTGGCTTTGCGGCGACCTTCGAGGCTCATCGCCAAGAGACCTTATTGCATCTTGTCAGGATGGCGAAAACACAGGGATTCAAACATCACACATGGCACAGAGTCAAAGAGCTGGAGAATGATGTTTATGGGTTTTACAAGGGCATCCAAGAGGAATTCTTGGAAAAAGTGAAGGAAAAATCATGACTTTGTGGGTGGGTTGTGACCCAGGCATGGCAAGCGGCGCAATAGGTGCAGTAGATGACCACGGCAATTTTGTTGCTTGTTTTGACATTGAACATCAAGACAAACACATTTTGGCCCTTGTTTTCAAATCTAGACTGCTGTCAATAATTGACCCAAAAGAAGGGGCGCAAATCTGCATGGAACAGGTGCATAGTATGCCGAACCAAGGATTAGCCAGCACGTGGAATTTTGCAAGGGCTGTTGGGGTTATTTCGGCGGTTTGCGAGTTGACCCGATACCCTGTGCATTTGGTCACCCCTCAACGCTGGAAAAAGCATTTCCATCTAACAGCAGACAAAAACGAATCGCTGGACATGGCAAGGTATTTATGGCCTGAAGCCAAACTCAAATACAAGAAGGATGGAAACAAGGCCGAAGCCCTACTAATTGCTGAATATTTGAGGCACTCAATCAATGGAATCGAAGCCCAAAAAGCGCAAATTCAGACCTGAAGGCAAAAAGGGTCAGGTTATTTTCTACAATGACCAAGAAAAAGAAGCATTAGCACACATTGGCGATGGGTCAGTGGCTGAAGGTACTCGTATTGCGGTCAGATGGGCGGCACATTTCTGGCGAGTAGGTTTGCGCCCTGATTTTGACCTTAACCATGTTGGTATCTGTTTATTTGTTGACGATGAATTAGCAGATGACCTTTAGGGCTTGAAAATAGGGCTAGGAAGGCTTTAAAAGGCACTTTTCAGGGCTTGATTTTGGTAGACCCTCAATACCCTACATGATCGGGCTTGCAAGGGCTTAAAAGTAGGCAAAGAAAAACCGCCCGAAGGCGGCTGAATGTTAGTGTGCACTGACTTTATGATGTTAAGTCTTCACAAATTGTCATTGCATCGTTAATTTCTTGCATCAGTTGAATTTCTTGATGTTCATTCATGCCCATGTCACGCAGTTCACCTATGGGCATTTTCCCCTCTGTAATTGAACAATCATAGGCATTCTGAATACCCCATGAACCAAAGATAATGTCGTCAACTCTGATATTAAAACAAAACCCTGATTGCTGGATTGATTCCAATGAGACAAAACTGCATTTCTGCATAATTTTCTTATTGATTTCTTTTACTTGATTATTTGTTGCTATGTTATTAAGCATTTTGAACACCTTTTTAAGTTTGTTTGCGAAAAATTATTCTAAGCAGTAGGGCTACTGTGGCATAGATCATGCCGCCCCCAAAATTAGAAGGGCATCAGCTTTGCAGCGTTCAACCTGCGAACTGTTTAAACAACCTGCCAACTGTTCGGATAGTTCAATGGCTAATTGCGCCTTTTGGTCATCTGGTGCGGTTATTGCCAAAATAAGGGCTTGGGTCAGGGCTTGGGTTTGCGTCATTCTGTCACCTCTTGAAGTTTATATGTGCCATTTTTTCGAGTTTCACGCACTACATCAGCCACTTTTTTTCTAAGTGCAAGGGAATAAGCGCACCTGTGTGAGCTTACAAGCCGAAAATATAAAAAGGGATGATTCCCTTTTGTAACAAGGTTTCCACTGGGCAAACCCATAAGAGCCTTTAAAGTGTTTGCAGTGTGAATCTGCGCTTTATAAACTGGTCGATTAATCCACTGCTCATAAGTCATACTGTCACCTCTTTGCGAGCAAATTCGATGCCCTTAATATAAGCATGGATAAGGTCGTAAAGCTCACGCATTGGAACAT